TCTTTCAAAGTTTGCTTTAGATGATTTGTAATACTGCGATTTAATTGTTTGCGACTTTTCTGGTAAATCACTTGTATCATCAACTAACTTTTGAGGCACTAAAGTCATACCATTGTTACCTGCTCCTTTATACATAGTTGCAGTCATACAAAGAGACTTCTCATCAAGCTGCTTTAGATGTCTACGATTTCTTTCTGTATGTTTGACAGGATTTTCGCTTGGCTGATCTTCTAAAATATCTCTTAAAACTATTCCCCTTTCTTTTGGCTGCTCAACATTCGGAATGTTAGTCCAATAGTAACGCTGTCTTGACTGTGCGCTAACCAAAGAGCTATTAATAAAGATGGGTTCAACGCCCATGTATTCAGAAATAATATCTAAGTATTCTTTTTTCATTTTGACATTTTCTAGTAAAAAATATTTTGGCTTTAAAGTATCAACACACTTAACAAACTCAAAGAACAATGCAGACCTTGGGTCATCAAATGCTAACTGTTTACCTGCAAAGCTAAATCCTTGACAAGGTGAACCACCCATAACCAAATCAATCTTCGGCAAGGTAGATAAATCTAACTTGGTAATATCACCCACTTGAATAATCTCTGGATAGTTAGCTTGGCTAACTTGGATGGCATACTTATCAATCTCACTTGCATAATAGTTATCTACTTTGATACCTAAACGATCCAAAGCAATCATTCCACAAGACATTCCGTCAAATAAACTTAATACATTCATCTCTGCTCCCCTCTGGTTAATCTGAATTCTTCTTGTTTGAAGATTCGATGGTTGTGCTGGCACTTTAATGCCAGCTTAATTTTAGCGATAAATTCCTTATGATTGTCAGCCACAATCTTAACGCCCCCTACTTTAGTAATTAATTTCTTACTCATTACTCTGCCCCCCTATCATTATAAGTAGCGTTATATTCTAAATCTTCTTGAATTACTCTGAGCATACCTAAAACAGTTCTCATCTCTCTCGTTTCTTCTCGATTAAGTTTCTTCCAAAAAGAATTTTTATTAAGAGCTGTTAAGTTATTTTCTTCATAAATATTATCTGTATCTATTTTCTTGATAACGTCTACAGTTCTTCTGATCCTACGAGCAGCTTGAGTCAATGGACATTGATTAAAGCTGTTAGTTAGTATTAAGTTTCTTGCTTCTTTCATTACGCTACCTCTTTAACTTGGTTTATAAATTTTGCTTTAGTTGGTCTTTTGAAAAAGTAGAATGTGCCATCAAAGTCGTTTGGCTTTTCTATCTTTGCATCAAACTGTATTACATCGCCAATGTTAACTGGCTGATCTTTAATGCTGGGAACTGAGCCAAAAACCTTTTGACCAGTCTCAAGAAGAAAAATACCCTTAAGCACACAACCCCAATCACTGTAATACTCTTTCTCATAAATGAGCTCGCCAGTGATAGTAACTCTGTTTTCTGTATCTAGTTCAGCAACATTAGCCAATTTTTGTAAGTCATCAAACTTTCTGCATGACTGAGCCATAAAGTAACCCCACATAAGGGTGTGATAATTCATTTGTATCTTGGCACTAATCTCTTTTGCTCTAGCAATTCTTTTTTCTTTTTCAGCCTTAAGACGAGCAAGCTCTTCTTTGCTTTTTCTCTCAATATCAAATGTATTGACATCAAAGACCCATGATGTGTCCATTAAGGGCATATCTCTTTTATCAGCATAAGCTCTGGCTTTTTCTTGAGCCTGTGTAGGGTCAATGCTTAGATTTTGTATATGATAGCTTGACTCATGAATGTTACCCCAGCCATCTGCATATTTATAGAAAGCTCTAAGAGTGAACATCTTAGAACCTTCACCTAGTGCGATTCTTAATTTTTTGTTTTCCATTTTATCTCCTATAAAAAATGAGTTAGTTCTACCAGTAAAAGCCCCAATGAAGGAGCTTGTTACTGGTGGGGTGGGTTACAACACTATGCTGAATTTATTAGTGTCAGGGTTGTGAGCCCAACGATGACCAGAAAATAAAACCTTAATCATTTTATCAGAATCACTTAACTTGCTTACTGCTTCTTTGGCTTGTTTTTTGGTTAAAGAAACCCAAAAGCTATTTGCATGGGTGTACCATTTACCTTCCTCTATGCTTTGCTCAGTATGACCACCCAAATAAGTGCTTAAGGAAACACCAGTGCATCGCTTCATTTTAACAGTTGTTAAAAGCTCTTGAGCAGTCAAATAGATATAGCTACTGTTTTTCTCTACAAGCTCTTCAGGGTTATCGCCATAACCCCTAGCTTCCATTCTAGTCTCTATGGCTTTTTCAATTTTGTTTATTAGTTTTTGGTTTCTCATTTTATCTCCTTAAAATGTTTTCTTAAGTATTATTATGCATATATTTTCATATATGTATACAAATATTAGTAATTATTTTAATTAATTTTAGAGATAATATCTTGCAGGTTTTTGAGAGCATCGTTGTTTTTCATATGCTCATTTGAATAGGTGATTTGATTTTTATTGGGTGGTTGAGTAAAGATAATGTTTTTGTGCTCTGCTGAGACCAAAGCAAACAGATCAATGCTGTTGTCTTTGTAGGTTCTATCTTTGGCACTGACCCCACGCCTTAAATCAAAACGCCAGCCTGTTCTATTATCTTCTATTCTGGATGCAGTTTTGACTTGGCAGCGAAACAGCTTCAATTTGTATTCAAAGATAATATCTGCTGATGCTTCGTGAGGTACTATAAGAACTGTGGTTATCTCATTGACCAGAGACAAGTATGCTGCTGCTAAGTATTCGCCAAAATCCCCAACAGATTTAGGACTAGCCATAGCTTATTCTTGGCAGCTTGCTAATTGCTCCGAGTTAAAGATTGCTCTTCTGCCAACCTGTTTTGCATACTGGCTATCGAGCAACTCGATTCCAGCCTTCTCAAAATCACCTAGCTCCATGTAAGCTCTGGTTTTTCTAAAGCTCATCCAAGTATTAATGCCCATGTTAAAGACCACATCTATGCAGACGTATTGAGCTGTGATGGGTAACTTACGCCAAGTTATCCAGTGCTTGTCTAATTTCTTGATGACTGTGCTGATGTCATTGTTAAGCAGATACATGGCTTCTTCTTCTGTGATGCCATTGGTCTCAAGATTTCTACCCACGCCCACGCTGGTATATCCTGTGGGGCAAACGTAGGACTTGAGGACTAAGCCCTCAAAATCTATTAGTCTTTTTTTAATTAAATCTCTATCGAAATGTTTATCTTCTTGATGCATAAAAGCGTACATTATTTCTCCTTTTTATTACTAGCTCCAAAGTAAAAAGATATAACTGCTGTAGCTATACCTGTTAATGATCCAATGATCAGCATGACAATATCGTCAGAGCTGTCATCAATTGGAAAAGCTGTAATAAAAAAGATGTAACCCATAAAGCCAATCATTGAAAGCAAGCCCAAGACTTTAGGAGTCCAATCGTTACCAAATTTGCTTCTAGCATCTTGTATGTCTTGAGTCTCAAGGGCAAAAACATCTATGTCCATTTGTTTCATTTGCACTTCAAACTCTTGCTCTGCTGCTTTGAGTCTAATGAGCTGTTCTGGTGTTGCATCACCCAAAGCTTGTTCTATTGATCTAGGCTCTGGCTTGCAACCTAGTGCATCAGCCACCATGTTCACAGCCATGCCAGCAACAGGTGAGCCCATGCCAGCAGCAATCGTTGGCACTAAGCCACCTATCAAGCTTTTAATTTTGTTGAATTTCATTATGTGAATAGAGTCCTTAGAGTTAAGGTCAACAAGCTAGCACCTATGGTTGTAAGACCACCAATCATCCACCACATCATTCTGGTGATAGATGCTTCTAGTTTGTCTAGTTGTTTGAAATTAGTTCTCCAGCGTTCAGCACATTCAGTTTCATGGCGAATAAGCTCCGTATGAACTGTTGCTGCTGTTGGCTTGGAGTTAGGCATTATGATTTGAATATTTTTTTGATATCTTCTTTGTGTTGCCACATAAGAAAAACGATTGCGATTGAATTAATAATTGTAAGTAAGTCCATTATTCAGATTCCTCTGGTTGTGTATCTTCTGGTGTTTCCACCTCTAAGCTACGTTTAAAGTCTTGAACCAAATGATTTTTTTCTCTCATTAATCTAGCGTGCCTTTGCTCTAATTGTCTAAGCTCTGGAACTATTTGATTTAAGTCAACAGCCAAAGGCAGTTGATCTTCATTTAAATCAGATGCCCTGTAAGGTACATCGTCAAATGTAATGATGATTGGCTCTTCGTTTGTCATTTCTTTTTTCTCTTCAGTCATAGTTTGCTCCCTATAAAAGCTAGTTAATAAAGTTATATTCTATCAAGAATTATTTGAAATGTAATCTAAACCAGTAGCAATCGCATCTGTGTAGCTAGACTTATCTGATGAGTCTCCTACTACGTCAGGTTCTGTATAAGCCAAGATAAGCTCAAGATGGTCTACATTTCTTTGTATCATCTCGTTAATTTCTTCCTGAGACATGCCTAGAACTACATGAGCAGATGAACTGCCATTATCGTTTACATCATTTATCAAATTTACAGAATCTGTTGCTGATGTTAATACTTCTGTTACTGTTTGCATATTATCCCTCTAGAGTTTCAATTCTTGCTGTCAAAGCATCTATCTTATCATCAGCTTCTTGCAATGCTTTTACTAGCATTGGTATGAGTGCAGCTTCTCCTAAACTTTGTAACCCACCATTATCTGCATCCTCTGACCATAGTTCTACTTTTTCGGCAGGAATACTTTCAGCATCTAGCGCAGCTTTTACTTCTTGTGCAATGAATCCGTTCATCCAACCTTGATCGTAATCTTCTACTTCTTCGTCTTTCCAAGGCGCAGGTAATTCGCTATTTAATTTAAGTTTATAATTAACTGGGCGTAATCTATTAATAAAAGATAAACCATAAGTACAATCTTCTATATTCTTTTTAATTCTTTCATCAGAACTTGCAGATACCGTAGTACTTCCTGTGAGTAGTCTTACATAAGCTGAACTTCCATTATGTACTGACAATGCATAGTCCTGTGTATTTTGTCCGCCTGCATTGTTGTAACCTATAGCAAATCTATGATTTGAATTACTTGGTATGCTTACGCTATA